CATGGTAGACCAGCATCATAAGGTGCTAGAACAATCTGAGAATATGGTAACGGTACATAAAGCACAGGGTGCTATAGATGTACTACGAAAGATTAAACGATTACGTGAGGACGTAGCTAACGCTGAAGGGTAATACTATGGCTGAATATAAAACTACTGTAACAGAAACAGAAGATGGCGGTAGAACTATTACTAGTGGTAATATGACAGAAGAACAGGCAGCTAGATTGGCTGCTGAAAGAGAACGCACAAAAAATATGAATACTAGTGACAGTGCATCTGCGGCATTAGATGCTTTAGCTAAAGATATAGCAGCCAAAAAACGATACACAGAAATGCAAAACATACTAGCTTCAGGAAAACATAAAAGTATGTCAGATGAAGAAAAGGCAGCGTTTGTTAAAGAGTATAAAAAATTAAAGTTAGACTACAGTTTTAACGAAGGTGGAACAGTACCAATGAACAACACGGCAAAACAAATGGATATGTTTGATGAAGGTGGTCTTATGGATGAGGGTGGCACAACAGACCCTGTATCTGGTAATGATGTACCACCCGGTTCTACACAAGAAGAAGTGAGGGATGATATACCTGCACAATTAAGTGAGGGTGAATTTGTATTCCCTGCAGATGTAGTTCGTTTTATCGGCTTAGAAAAATTAATGAAGATACGGCAACAAGCCAAAGCTGGCCTACAACGTATGGAAGATATGGGTCAGATGGGTAATAGTGAAGAGGCTATTATGCCAGATGATGTTCCCTTTACCATTGATGACCTTGACATGGAAGATGATGGGTTAGAAATGGCACAGGGTGGATTAGTTAATATGGCTAATGGCGGTGTTATGCCCGGTTCTAATTTATTTTCTGGGCAAATTACTACTGGTTTTCCAGTGAGTGGTGCTGCACCTGTAGGTGGTGGTATAGTACCCGCACCACCGGGTATATTTGGAACAAATCCAAATCCAAATCCTTATAATCTGCCTACAATTCCTACTACTGGTACTGTATCTGGTTCTGGCACTATAGGTGGAGTACCTATAAGTGGGACAGCATCGGGTGCTATAGGACAGGCAGCAGCACCTATGCAAGCTGCTTCTCAAGGTATTTTCCCAGTTCTTTCGCAAACTGGTCAAGGTTTTTTTCCACAGTACCCACAAGGATTTGTGGCTCCCCCTATAAATTTACCACCAACTGATCCTGCAACTGGACAAACTAAACTACCTACTTTCTATGAGATGGTTGGTCAACCGGGTGGAGCAGGGCAACAACAAACTACTACACCTGATCCTAATGCTGGCACAACGCCCGACCCTTCGGCAATTGCAAGACAACAAAGTGCCGATACAGGAGATAGTGACGAAAGCGGCTATAACCCATCTATTTTTGGTACTACCGATACAACTAAAGGTGAACTAGACTTTAGTAACTTAGGTAAGTTAGGAGCAGAAGCAAAAAGAGCCTTTAATAATTTAACCGATTCTATAGGAAATTTATTTGGTATAGACGGTGGTTTAGGTGATCGGATAGATGCTGAAGCTATGGAAGGTCTTAGCTCTACTCCCGGTTCGTACCTTGTGGGAGACATTTTTGAAAGTGCCGCAGGAAAAAGTACCGCTTTAGGAGGTAGTGAAAACTACGGTTTTAGTAATCCTGCGTTACGTAGTGCAACATTGGCACAAGCAGGATATGAATTAGGAAGTTTCGCCCCGCTTGGAGTTGCAACTGCAGTACTGCAAGGGCTGGGTGTTATGGATTTTAAAATTGGTGATATTCAGCAAGAAGGTTATAATGGAATGAAAGCTGCATTAAACTCTTTAGGTCTTACTAATAGAGGACAGCTATTTAATAATGAACAAGCAACACTAGTTGGAACTGCTATGGCTGCAGCACATGCAGCAACATTAAAAAATAAAGACCCTAAAGCTGCATACGAAAAAGTTTTAAATACACCTGCCGCAAAACAAATGCAAAGAAATAGTTACAATACAATAAAATCTTCTTTTGAAGAAAATAATGGATTAAAGAAACTATCAGATGCTGAATTTGTTTCTGAAATGGCTAAAGTTGAAAGAGCCGCAGTAGATGATTTAAAGAAAGGTTTTACTAGGCAGACTCCACGAACATCAAAACCCGGACAGGCAGCAGATGCTAGTTTTAGAAGTAATGTAATAACTGATAGTAGAGGAAATGCTATTAAATCTACTGATTATAATGCTAGTGCAAAGGCAGGTAAAAAAGTAGAAGTACCCGTATTATCAGATAAGGGTAAACGCACAAAAGACAGATTAAATAGCAGAATTAATCAAGCTAAAGTATTGCAGGGTCAAGGCAATAGATTCCTTGAAGAAACTAGACAAAAATACAGAGATGATTTTGTTAGTGATTCTGGTGCAGGTTTTGGCGAAGGACAACCTACGCAGCCAACACGCGATGAAGCAGCAGAATTAGCAAAGTCTGTATCTCCTGCAAGAGATACAAGTGCTGTAGCTGATACTAGATACACCGCTGAAACTGATGATGATTTTGGTGGAGGTGGCGATGATGGTGGCTATGATCCTAGCAGCGATGCAGGTGGTTTTTCTGGTTCTAGTGGAAGTTATGGTGGCTATGACGATTATCTGAATAAAGGCGGTCTAGCTACACAAATGAAGCGGAGTGGATTAGCTTCTAAAAAATAATCCATAATCAGTTGGCTACTCACTCCCCACACCCGACAGTGTGGCTACAGTGGCCCCAACAAGGAGAAGTAAAATGGCAGAACAAGCCACAATTATGGCTGAAGAAATGAAGCCGCAAAAGAAAGTTGCATTTGCAAATCGTAAATACACAAATGAAGAAAAACGTAAATTAGAAGAAGAAGAACTAGAACAGCTAATGAAGGAGCAACGTGGAGAGGCAGAGAAAGAAACTGCTGAACCGGAAGAAGCTGAACCTACTAGTGCAGAAGAAAGAACATTTAAGAAACGATATTCTGATTTACGTAGGCATCAACAAAAACAAGCAGATGATTTCAAAAAAGAAATAGATGCTCTTAAAAAACAGTTAACAGATGCTACTAATAAAGAAATGCGTTTGCCTAAGTCTGATGAAGACATTGAACAATGGGCAGCGGACTATCCAGATGTAGCAGCTATAGTTGAAACAATTGCTATGAAAAAGGCACGTGAGCAATCTACTGCCCTTGAAGAAAGAATGAAAGCAATTGATGAGTTGCAGACCAGTGCAACTAAAGAAAAAGCTGAAGTAGAATTAATGCGTATACATCCTGACTTTGATGAGATACGTGAGAGTGACGACTTCCACAACTGGGCAGACGAACAGCCTAAGTGGGTACAAGATGCACTGTATGACAATGACAATGATGCACGTTCAGCAGCTAGAGCCATTGACTTATACAAAGCTGATATGGGCATAACAAAACAAAAGCCACGATCAGATAAAGATGCAGCAAAATCTGTATCTACTAAGAACTCTCGTAGCAAGCCACAACAAGATGAATCTTCTACGTTCCTAAAGGAATCAGAAGTTCAACGGATGTCTCCACAAGAATATGAAAAAATGTCTGATGAAATCATGGAAGCTATCCGTAGCGGCAAGTTTATCTATGATGTTTCAGGGTCAGCACGATGAGTATAATATTTACTCCTGAAAAAAAGATGCAGTTATTTGCACCTTTTGGGCCAACGATGGGATACTATCGTATGCCGAATGATGTAGTAGATGAACTAAATGATAAAATGTCTACAAGACTAGATGATTATTCAGATCAACTGGTTGGCAAAGTTTCAGAAGAGTTAGCTTTTGATGATGATATAAAGTTAATTGCTCAGAAAAGTTTAGGACAATTTGTAGGCAAGTATCAAAACTACACAGAGTATAGAAACTCTATGGGTGCAAAAACTCTTGATGTGGATAATAATAATTATGCACTGCAAATAGTTTCAGGTTGGTTTGTGCGTCAGTTTGAAAATGAGTACAATCCATTACATATTCACACAGGTGCTAGACTGTCTTGTGTAGGATATTTAAAACTACCTGAAGGAATAGAAGAAGAGTGGGAAGAAGATTACAAAGATCATCACCCAGCTAATGGTCATATACAGTTTGCAAGTGGTACACCTTCTGGTTACACATGCACTAACTTTATAATTAAACCACAAGTTGGGGACTTTTATGTCTTTCCATCTCAATTGTTTCACTGCGTATATCCTTTTAAAACAAAAGGTGAGCGTAGGTCTTTCAGCATGAATATGAATTTTATTGAAGTGCCGAAGGAAAAAAGTGTTGACAAATAGATATATATAAGTATAACTATAGTCAGAATAGTGTAACTATATTGCGCACCATAGTTACACACTATCAGCAAACAATGCAAGTCTTACGGATTACCTGAAGAATTTGGCCTGACCCGTACAGTCACACCCAAGTAAATCAGCCTCTGATTAGTTTGTTTAGTTTGCATCTGTAAAAATGCTAACTAGGAGAATTTAAAATGGCATTTTCGACCGCATCGGGATACGGTAATCTTCCCAACGGTAATTTCTCCCCGATAATTTACAGCAAACAGGTGCAGCTTGCTTTCCGCAAGAGTGCTGTTGCTGAAGCTATCTCAAACAATGACTACTTTGGTGAGATCGCGCAAATGGGGGATTCCGTTAAGATTATCAAGGAACCCGAAATTACAGTCAAGGCATATGCACGTGGTACTACTATCACGCCGCAAGACCTTGATGACGAGGACTTCAACCTCACGATTGACAAAGCTAACTACTTTGCTTTCAAGGTTGATGACATTGAAGAGGCGCATAGCCACGTGAACTTCCAGCAACTGGCAAGTGATCGTGCTGCGTATCGTTTGGCTGACCAGTTTGACCAAGACGTTCTTGGTTACATGTGTGGCTTTAAGCAGTCTGCGCTTCACGGCGTTGCTGATACAGCTAACACAACTGTCAACGGCTCAAAGGCTATTTCAACAGCAGGTTCTAACGAACTTCTGACTGAAATGCAGGTTGACGCTAATGACTTTGGTGGTTCAGCTAACAATGGTATTGGTATTCAGCCACGCTTGCCGGGTGCTTCTGCAGTACCGGGTTCAGGCAACGCTAACCCAACCATGATTATTGCTCGTATGGCTCGCAAGCTAGACCAGCAAAATGTTGATACACAAGGCCGTTGGCTTGTTGTAAACCCAGTCTTCTTGGAAATCTTGAAAGATGAAGATTCAAAACTTCTCAACCAAGACTACGGTGAAACTGGTGGACTCCGTAACGGACTTGTTGTTAATAATCTGCATGGCTTCCAAGTGTATGTTTCTAATAACCTACCAGAAATAGGAACAGGTTCTGCTACCACAGGTGGCACAAACAGTTCCAACTTTGGTGTGATTGTTGGTGGACATTCATCTGCCGTTGCTACTGCAGAGCAAATCAACAAGACTGAGACATATCGTGACCCTGACAGCTTTGCTGATATTGTTCGTGGTATGCATTTGTATGGGCGCAAGATTCTCCGACCAGAGGCTCTTGTTAATGCCCGGTTCTGTCTAGTGTAAGGGAGATTGAATTATGGCTTTAGGTGATAATACTACTTCCGTAGCACGTGGCAATGACGCACGGGGACGCAAGCCTTACTTGCTTTCAGCAGAGTTAAACTTTGCTACTGCTTTAAGTGATAAAGGTACAGCCCTAGCTGCTAACGATGTTATTCCGGGTTTGACTATTCCTGCGAATACCCTCATCATGTGTGCTGGTCTTGAAGTTACTGAAGCTCACGCTGGTACTTCAACTGATACAGACTTTGATTTTGGTGTTACAGGTGGTGACTTGGACAACTTCGTTGACGGTTTTGACTTCGATGGCGCATCAGTAGGTGACTATGCTTTTAAAGCAGGACAAACTCCTGTTCTTATCGGCGGCACTTCTGACACCATTGACATTGAAATCCAAGCAATGACAGGTACAACAACGGGTGGTAAAGTCCGTATGTTTGCTGTCTGCATGGATGTAGATGACCCCGGTGACTTGACTGCTCAAGAAGTAACCCGCGATACACTCGCATAAATAAAGAGAAGGGGCAGGGTGACTTGCCTCTTCTTCTTCACATGGAGAATATAGTATCTAATGGCTGAGAGTTTTCTTACTATCACGAATAAAGTGTTGGCTAGATTAAATGAAGTAGAGTTAACTTCTGCTACGTTTTCTTCTGCACGAGGTATTCAAACCCAAACTAAAAATGCTGTTAATGAAGCAATTAGGTATATTAATCAAAGAGAATTTAATTATCCATTTAATCATTCTACCGATACTGAAACACTAGTGGCAGGTACTGTTAGATATAGCATACCAGCTACTGCCAAAACAGTAGACTATAGCACCTTTAGATTAGTTAAGGATGAAGATTTAGCTACGGCTGGTGGTAGATTATTAAAACTAGACTATAACGAATATGTAAATTTATACATTACACAAGAAGATGAAATAGTTACAACAACGCTAAACGGTTCTCACTCTAGTAGTGTGACTACTCTTACTCTAACCTCGACAACAGGTTTTTCTACTACAGGTAAAGTACACATAGGAAATGAAATAGTTACCTACACAGGTATATTAGGTAATGACTTAACTGGTTGTACACGTGGTGCAGAAAGTACAACTGCATCTGCACATGCAAGTGGTGTTCAGGTAGCACAGTTTGAACAGGGTGGTGTTCCTACTCATGTAGTTAGAACACTAGACAATAACTATTTACTTTATCCGTATCCAGATAAACAGTATACAATTAAGTATGACTTTTTTACTTTCCCTACTGATATGTCTGCTCATGGAGATACAACAACTATTCCTGATAGATTTGCCCCAGTTATTGTAGACGGGGCTACAGCGTTTGTTTATCAATACAGAGGTGAAGCGCAACAATATGGAATTAACTTTGCTAGATTTGAGCAAGGTATAAAAAATATGCAAACCCTATTAGTAAATAAATACGAATATGTACGCTCTACATATATACCATACACTGGTAACTCTAGGGGTTCTAGTAACGTAAGGGCAAGCTAAATGGCTAACACTGTACCTTTTGCCTTTACTTGTGAAGGTGGTCTTGTACTGAACCGTTCCACATTTATTATGGAACCGGGATTTGCGCTAGAGTTAACAAACTTTGAACCAGACATTGAAGGTGGTTATAGGCGAATAAATGGGTTTAGACCGCACATAAATCATATTGTGCCTGAAGATACTTCGTCTGCTGAACCTGTTTTAATGGTTGCTTTGTTTAATAACTTTGTATTAGCAGCGCGAGGCAGAAACATATTTAGTTCTGCTTCAACAGAATTAACTGCTAAAATAGATGCTTCAACAGCAATGACGGGTTCTGGCACAATAAACGTATCTAGCACTACCTCGTTTAGTTCAAGTGGCACGTTACAAATTAATTCAGAAATATTTACGTACACGGGTAAATCTGCTACTGCTTTTACTGGTGTAACTAGAGCAGCTAGTAGCACTACTGCCGCCGCCCATAGTGCCACAGATGTAGTATCGGAATCATGGACTTCTATAGATAGCGGAAGAACAGGTGCAACAAAATATAATTTTGAAAGATTTAATTTTGATGGTACAGATAAACTAGTAATTGTAGATGGAGCCAATGCTCCAACTGTATTTAACTCTTCATTAAGTGCTACAGATGTTAGCACAAGTAGCGTAGAAGGTTCTAAATTTGTAGTATCATTTAAGAACCACATGTTCTATGCAGGTAAATCTACTACTCCTCAAGAGGTAGTATTTAGTGAACCGTTCAATGAAGATGGCTTTAATAGTGGTAGTGGTGCTGGAAGTATTAAGGTTGACGATACTATCACGCAACTAAAAGTTTTCCGTGATGACTTATTTATTTTTTGTGAAAATAGAATATTTAAATTGTCTGGTACATCTAGTTCAAACTTTGCAGTTACATCAGTTACTCGTGACATTGGCTGTATTAATGGATTTACCGTACAAGAATTTGCAGGTGACTTAATCTTTCTTGGTCCTGATGGTCTTCGTACTATTGCTGGTACAGCTAGAATTGGTGACGTGGAACTTGGTACAATTAGTTCTAACATACAGTCTATATTTAGGGAAAACTTAGAAGACTCAAGTAATTTTGATTCTTTAGTCATACCAGATAAAACGCAGTATAGAATATTTTTTAGTAAGGATGGAACGGAACCAACTACGTTTGGTGTTATTTGTGTAATGAAAGGTACAGGTTTTGAGTTTGCTCAAACCAAGGGTATTAAACCTGCTTGCACAGATTCAGTGGTACAAAACGGTGATGTAGTTCCTGTTCATGGCGGTTTTGATGGTTACATATATAGGCAAGATATTGGTGATACATTTAATGGAGCATTGATCCTTGCAAAATATAGAAGTCCTGATTTAACTTTTGGAGACCCCGGTGTGCGCAAGTACATGCAGAGGGTTAATATCAACTACGCACCTGAATCAACTATTGATGCGGATATGTTTGTACGATACGATTACGAAGCGGCAGGTTCAAGTAGACCAGCAGCTTATCCGCTAGACAGCTTAAATGTAGCAGGTGTATACGGAACATCTACTTACGGAACAGCAGCATATGGTGGACCATCTCAACCAATTGTACGTAAATCTGTAGAGGGTTCTGGATTTGCTGTAGCATTAAGAGTAGAAGATGGGGCCACCAGCACAGGGCCATATTCGTTAAAAGGATTTCAAATGGAATATCAACTAGGGGCTAGACGTTAATGGGTGCAACATATACAAGACAATCAACATATTCTGATGGTGATACAATCACCGCATCAGATACCAATGATGAATTTGACCAACTAGTTGCAGCGTTTGCAGCAAGCACAGGTCATACACATGATGGTACGGCAGGAGAAGGTGGACCTATTACCTTACTTGCTACTAACGCAATTACATTTGGAACAGGAGCCGATACTGATATTAGTGTAACATTTGATGCTAATACATCAGATGGTGTGCTTACTTGGATGGAAGACGAAGATTACTTTCAGTTTTCTGATGACATCTTAATGAGTAGCACAGAAAAAATACAGTTTGGTGATACTGCATCTTTCATACAACAATCATCTGACGGTGTTCTAAGGATAGATGGCGAAGCAACTATTGATTTAAATGCTTCTACAGCCGTGACAGTTAGTAATGATTTAAAACTAGACAGTGATTCTGCTGTGCTAGGTTTTGGTGCTGATAATGATGTAACACTAACTCATGTAGCAGACACTGCTTTATTATTAAATGATGCGATTAAATTAACATTTAGAGATAGTGCATTAGCTATTAACTCAAGCACAGATGGTCAACTAGATATTGCAGCAGATACTGAAGTAGAAATAACTACCCCTCTTGTAGAAATATCTGCAGATGCTACAGTAGGAGATGATCTAACATTAAAATCAGATGCAGCGGTTTTAGGTTTTGGCGCAGATACAGATGTAACATTAACACATGTGGCTGACACTGCGTTACTACTTAATAGTTCTCGTCAATTACAATTTGGTGATAGTGGAACTTATATACATCAGTCAGCAGATGGTGTTCTTGACCTTGTGTCTGACACTGAAATAGAAATTAACGCTACCACAATCGACATAAACGGTGCGGCAGAACTGTCAGGTAACCTTACTCTTGGCGCACAACTCCGTATGCCAGATAATACGGCTAGTAAGATTCTTGTTGCAGACGGAACTAGCTTTGAAGAAAAGGCAGTTGGTGACCTTTCTGAAATATCTACGGTTGCAGGTGATGATGTATTTCTTGCTGTAGATACTTCCGGTGGTGGACTAAAAAAGATAACTCGTAGCACAATAGTTTCAGGTCTTGCAACATCAGGTGCAATATCAAACGTAGTTGAAGATACCACTCCACAACTGGGTGGTGACTTGGATATGAATGGTCAAGATATTGTCACCACTTCTAATGCTGACATTGAACTTGCACCAAACGGAACAGGCCACGTTACTATTAAAGGTAACACTAATCAAGGCACTCTCCAGCTTAACTGCGAAAACAATTCTCACGGTCAACAAATTGTAGCGGCACCACATTCAGAGAGTGCTAATAATGTTTTAACTCTTCCTAGCACTGGTGGTGATGCTAGATTAGTATCAGCATCCTCAACGGCAACACTTACGAACAAAAGTTTAACAGCCCCTATTCTTACAGGTTCATCTTCTGCAGCAGGTTCTATACTATTTAAAGAAGATACAGACAACGGTACTAACGCTGTTACACTGATTGGTCCCGCATCTACAGCAGACGTTACTATAACACTTCCTAATTCAGCAGGTACAGTAGCACTTACATCAGACGTGCCGTCTAGTGGTATATCTAGCGGTAACGTGGCTACATTTACTAGTGGTGTTGCAGATAATGACTTTTTACGTGTAGATGGAACAGCGATAGAAGGTAGAAGTGCTTCAGAGGTTCTATCTGACATAGGTATAACACTTGGTATATCAAGCGGTAATGTTCCTTCTTTTGCCAGTGGTGTAGCTGATGATGATTTTCTTAGAATAGACGGAACTTCAGTTGAAGGACGGTCTGCCTCAGAGGTTAGATCAGACCTTGGACTAGCAACATCCGCAACAACAGATACAACTAATGCAAGTAACATAGCTTCTGGAACATTGGCTGCTGCTAGAATGGCGGCTGCACAGACAGCGATTACATCTTTGCTTGCAACAGATATTAAAATTGGTGAAGATGACGAAACCAAAATTGACTTTGAAACCGCAGATGAAATACATTTTTATGCAGCAAATGCTGAACAGGTATTTGTATC